CGACGGAAGCGCAAGAGCAAGCCGCATTGATGCGGTGGACGCAGGCGGTTCGTGGGCAACACCCCGAACTCGCTTTGCTGTTTCACGTCCCTAATGAAGGACAACGCTCAACCATCACGGGAGCGCACTTGCGTCAGCAGGGATTGAAACGCGGCGTTCCTGACCTGATGCTGCCGGTTGCCCGCGGCGGGTATCACGGGTTGTTCGTCGAGATGAAGCGCCGCAACGGGAAAGCGTCGCCCGACCAGCTGTGGTGGATTGAGCATCTGCGGGCGCAAGGGTACGCGGCCGAGATTTGCCACGGTTGGGAAGCCGGTAAAAATATATTGGAGAAATACCTTGCATTGCAGGAACGGCTGTGATATAATAACAGTGAGGGATTTCGGTAGCAGAATGTTTCTCATAGGCAGCAGTTTTTTCTTTTCTCCTTATTTGGGACTTGCGGTGGTCGTTTGGTTCGCGGCCGCCGCATTTCGTTTATTGCAAAAATAACCAAATTATGGTATAATATATGCGGAGGATATTAAGCTATGGCAAAAAAGATGGGTAGACCCCCGAAAGAAATTAACCAAAAGATTTTTGAGAATCTTTGCGCAATCCAATGTACCGAGAGCGAAATATGCTCAATCTTCGAGTGCTGCGAGGATACACTTAACGCGTGGTGCAAAAGAATATATGGTTGCACATTCTCGGACATATATAAAATCAAATCCGCAGTAGGAAAATCAAGCCTTCGCCGTATGCAATGGCGCCTCGCGGAAACGTCCGCAACCATGGCGATTTTTCTCGGCAAACAGTACCTCGGGCAAAAGAACGAGCCGCTTGAGGTGCAGCACTCCGTGACCCCGATTGACGCTATAACGCAGGAGATTTTCGAAATCCAGAAAGAGCAGGCCGCCGCCGATGCCGAGTCTGATAACGACTAAGCAACGGCAGTTCCTGCTGGCGCCGTTCAGCCGCATCAACCTGTTGGAGGGTTCTGTCCGTTCAGGCAAAACGTGGATAAGCCTTGTCAAATGGGCGATGTTTGTCCGGTCGAGGCCGCAGGGTGAGCTGTTTATGATGGTCGGTAAAACCCGCGAAGCGTTGCAGTTTAACTGCGTCGGACTGTTGGAAGACCTTGCAGGAGCTGATTTTAAGTGCAATGCGCGGTCAAACGTCGGGTATCTGTACGGCCGCGAAATCCGCCTGCTTGGCGCGAACGACGAGAAAGCCGCGTCCAAAATCAAAGGCTCGACGCTCGCGGGAGCTTATATTGATGAGCTGTCCGAGATCCCCGAAAGCTTTTATAAAATGACACTGTCTCGACTGTCGGTCTCGGGCGCGGTGCTGCTTGCAACCACCAACCCCGACAGCCCGAACAACTACGTTTTTACCGACATCATCGAAAACGAAGACATTTCGCGGAAGTGCTGGAAATTCCTGCTCGACGATAACACTTTCTTGCCGAAAGAGTATATCGATAATATCAAGAAAGAATATACCGGCGTGTTTTTTGAGCGGTATATTCTCGGCAACTGGGTTATTGCGGAAGGTCTGGTTTATCCCGATTACGACAATACCGTAAAGACCGAGCCGCGCGAGTACACCGAGTACGCTGTCAGCATGGATTACGGTACACAAAACCCCACGGTCATGCTGCTTTGGGGCAGACATGGCGGCACATGGTACGCTGTCCGAGAGTACGAGCATAGCGGTCGCGAAACAAACATTCAGAAAACCGACGCGGAGTATTATGCGGAGCTTGAAAAGTTATGCGCTGACGTTCCTGTTCAGAGCGGCGCGAAGATTGAGCTGATTATCGACCCTTCGGCTGCAAGCTTTATTGCCGTCGCTCAGCAGGGGCATAGGTTTAAGGTTCGAAAAGCCGACAACGATGTGTTAAACGGCATCCGCAATACCGCATCTGCGCTGTCCGACAGGCGGATATTGATTAACGACTGCTGCACGCGCACTATTCGCGAGTTCGGGCTGTACTCATGGGATTCACGTGCCGCAGAGGACGCCGTCATCAAGGAGGACGACCACGGCATGGACGCTGTCCGATACTTTATACAAACAAAGAGAATATACAAAGACAGGAGATATTATGCTGACGTATCAAGACCTACTGCAAGCGCAAGCTGAATCGCGGCTGCTGGCGTTTTTGACCACAGCAATGCAGGCTCACGAATCGTCGCCCGAGAAGCATATCGCCCAAATCGGCAGCGACTATATGCGGCAACAGAATACCACAATAACTAACTACCGCAAAATTATATACGACATTAACGGGCAGGCTAAGCTTGACACATACAGCGCAAACTATCAGTGTGCAAGCAATTTTTACAAAACCAACATAACACAGTTGGTGCATTACCTGCTGGGCAACGGTGTGAATTTTGACAAGCCCGACACCAAAGACAAACTCGGCGGCGAATCTTTCGACACTCTGTTGGTTCGCATCGTGACCGACGCACTTGCAGAAGGCAGCAGCAGCGCGTATTTTAACGACGGCAAGATTTATGAGTTTCGCGTTCGCGAGTATTACGCTTTCCCTGATGAAGAAACAGGTTCATACCGCGCGGGCATACGCTACTGGCAGCTTGCGCCCGACAAGCCTTTGCGCTTGACGCTATACCTTGAGAACGGATACATCGAGTTTATCCGCCGCAAGGGCGAGGAACTCCGCCTGATGGACGGTTTCGAGCTTGACCGCCCGAAACCGTATATTGAGATTGTCAGCCAAAGCCCGCGTGACGCGGAGCTAAACATTGACGCTATCACGATAGGGCAGAACTACAACGGCTTCCCGATAGTTCCTTGCTACGGCAACTATAACAAACAGGCGGAAATCGTCGGCAAGCGTCAGCATATCGATTGCTATGATTTGATTGAGAGCGGGTTTGCAAACAACGTTGATGAGGCAAGTTATATATACTGGATACTTAACAACGCTTGCGGCATGGATGATGTTGACCTTGCGGAATTTAAGCGTAAAATGATGTCGCTGCATGTAGCTAAGACCAATGACGAAACGAGCATATCGGCGCACACCGTTGACATGCCGACCGAAGCCCGCGAAACCCTGTTAAACCGCCTTGAACGCGATATATACACTGACGCAATGGCGCTCAATATTCACGATATTTCTGCCGGCAGCGTGACCGCAACAGCAATACGCGCCGCATCTACTCCGCTTGACCAGCGCGCGGATGAGCTTGAAACCTGCGTGATTGATTTTATACAGGGTTTGCTCGCGCTGATAGGCGTTGAGGACACCCCGCATTTTAGGCGGTTCAGGCTGACGAATCAGGAAGAAGAAACCGCAATGGTGCTGTCCGCCGCGCAGTATCTGGACACGCGCACACTGCTGGAAAAGCTCCCGTGGCTGACACCCGAAGAGGTGGACACGGTTATGGACAGACGAGCAGACGAGGACATTGACCGCTACGAGCCTGCAACGGAAGAAGAGGATGACGTTTGATGATTGGGTTGCGACCGACATTTATGACGGTTACAAAATCCCTGCAACGGAAGAAGAGGATAAAGTTTGATGATTGAGGACGCTGCACGAAAAAAGACCGACGCCGAATTGCGGCGGCTTGAACGCGAAATCCACAAAGCGTATAAAAAAGCATATGCCGAACTCGACTCAAAATGGAAGGCGGCACTCAAAACCGCCGCCACCCGCGAAAAGCCTTACCGCGAGGCACTTGACGCGGCGATGAAGAGCGGCGACGCTGCACGCATCCGCAAGGCGAAACGCGACCTTGCGCATGTGCAGCAGGAATTCACGTTGCAGAGCAAGCACTTTAAGCGAACCCGCGACAGCATTGCAAAACAGCTTGCGCGGATTGACCGCGCGGCATACGACCTTGCGAACGGCAGGTTGCCGAACATTTACGCGCTGAACTTTAACGCGCTCGCGGGAGGCTTGCCGACAGGCTACGCATACGGGTTGATTACACCCGAGACTGTCCGCAACCTTGCAATAAAACAATTAAACCTTGTTAAAGCCGCGCACTGGAACATTGAAGAAATGAACCGCGCGGTGCTGCAAGGCATACTGCAAGGGGAGAGCATGGACGCTATCGCAGGAAGGTTTCGGGACGTGCTGGGCATGAACCAAAGCTCGGCAATCCGAAACGCGCGAACTGCCGTAACCTATGCCGAGAATCAAGGGCGGCTTGACAGCTACGAAAAAGCTCAAGCGAACGGCGTGGTCATGGTCAAGGTATGGGCATCGACGCGCGACAGCCGAACCCGCGAAAGTCATGTGCTGCTGGACGGCGAGGAAGTCGGAATTGATGAGAAATTTTCGAACGGCCTGAAATGCCCGGGCGACCCTGACGGTATCGGCGCAGAAGTCTATAACTGCCGCTGCGCTATGGGTACACGAATTATCGGGTTTAAACGCAAGGACGGGAGCATCGAAAGGATATGAGCGGAGCAACGTTTGATTTCAAGCTGAAAAGCAACCGCAAGGAAGTATTACGCGGCAGCGAAGAGGCTGTCGAACGCGGGCTTGCTGCTATCGGTATGCGAGCTGTGACATACACGCACCGACCGAAAGAGCGCGGCGGAACGCCTGTTGATACTGGCCGCTTGCGTAACAGCATCGCATGGGCGACGGCAAGCCAAGGCGGCGGCGGAACGGACGCACCCTCTGGCGGCGGTGCGGATGACCGTACAGTCATTATCGGCACCAATGTTGAGTATGGCGAAATCGTCGAGGAAGGCACGAGCAAACGCAAACCCGCGCACATGCTCCGCAACGCACTGACCGACGGCTCGGACGAGTACGCGCGCATTATGGAAGCCGCGCTGAAAGCTACATAGTGCTTGACCCGCAAAAAGCACTATGATATAATAAATACATGAGTAAAATTTGCAAACGGACGACGTACTGTCCGCCGAAGAAAAGGAGCGAGAATCATGGCACTCACACGGAAAATGCTCGAAGCAATGGGCATTGAAAACGACAAAATCGAATCTATAATTGAAGCGCATTCCGAAACCGTGACCGCACTCAAAGCGGAACGCGAACATTACAAAGAAGTCGCCGAGAGCGTGGATACGTCGGAAGACTGGAAGTCAAAATACGAAAAGGAACATTCGGATTTTGAAAGCTTTAAAGACAAACAGCAAAAGAAAGACACCCGCAGCGCAAAAGAATCCGCGCTTGCCGATGTTTACCGAGCTGCTGGCATAGCGGAAAAGTATATTCCTGCACTGCTCCGCATTGCCGATTATGACACTGTCGAGCTGGATAAGAACGGCAAAGCAAAAGACCGCGACCGCCTGATTGACGAAGCCAAGCAGGAAAACGCGGATTTTATCCCGACCGCGCAGGTCAACGGAGCGAAACCCGCGACGCCGCCCGACAGCGGCACAAAGCCGACCATGACAAAAGACCAGATTATGCAGATTAAAGACACTGCCGAACGCCAGAAGGCTATCGCGGAAAACCTGTCATTGTTCGGCGCATAAACTGAAAGGAATTTTGATATATGACAACCACTGTTGAAACCACGAGCGCACCGCGCTCAAACCTGCCCAACGTATATACCGACGTTGTGGCGCGCGAGGTTGATTTCGTATCGCGCTTCACTCAGAACTGGGAAGCGCTGCGGAATATACTCGGCATCATGCGCCCGATAAGGAAAGCGCCCGGCACTCGCCTTGCGTCCTACACTGCAAGCGTAACCCTGCCCACTGACGCTGTACCCGCAGGCGCGGTTATCCCCTACAGCAAGCACACTATCACCGAGGCTTTTAAGGCTGACATCGACATTAGCAAGTACGCGCACGCTGTGACCCTTGAAGAGGTTGCAAAATACGGCGCTGCCGTTGCGGTTGAAAAGAGCGATGCTGCGTTTATGAACGAGTTGCAAAGCAATGTTCTTACAAGCTTCTTTACCTTCCTGAACACCGGCACGCTGACCGCAACCGAAACCAAATCTTGGCAGATGGCACTCGCCCGCGCCAAGGGCATGGTACTGGACAAGTTTAACACGCTCCGCAAGACCGTCACCGACGTTGTTGCGTTCGTGAACGTGCTTGATTTTTACGAGTATCTCGGCGCGGCTGAAATCTCCGTGCAGACAGAGTTCGGCCTGAACTATGTCAAGAACTTTATGGGCTACTCGACTGTGTTCCTCCTGTCCGCACCCGATGTTGCAAAGGGCAAGGTTATCGCCTGCCCCGTCGAGAATATCGACCTGTACTACATCGACCCCTCCGACAGCGAGTTTGCGAAGCTCGGCCTTGAATACCGCGTTGAGGGCGAGACTAACCTTATCGGCTTCCACGCGCAGGGCGCATACCACACCGCTGTCGGCGAGACCTACGCTATCATGGGCATGAAGCTTTGGGCGGAGTATCTTGACGGTATCGCGATTGTGACCTACACGCCCGCATCAGCAACCGGCGGCAAGTAAACGGAGGTAACCGATGGAGCAGACAATGGCGGAGCTGTGCAGGGAGCTGCACAACTGGTTTAGCCCCGCGTGTAACGCTCACGCGGGAACGTACGAAATAAGCGACGGCAGCCTTCTTGATGTTGACTTTTTGCAAGACGGGCAGTATTTTCGGATTGTCGGCTCTGTTTTTAATGACGGCGTGTACATTTATCCCGAGTATGGACTGAAAGACGAAACGTTTGACGGCTCTGTCTGGCCGATGAATGTTCCCGCCGAGGTTAGGTGTTTAGCCGCCGAGATTGATGAGTATCGGCACAACCACGATGATGACAAAACTCCCGAGTTTAACTCTGAGAGCTTCGGCGGCTACTCGTACACCCGCGCCACAAACAGCGACGGCTTGCCGTTAACATGGCGTGACGTTTTTCGGAAGCGACTGAATCCATGGAGGAAATTGCCGTGAGTTTGTTACAAGATGCAATGACAAAGTGCCAATTTCTTAACCGCCGCCGCGTCTCCGACGGCGAGGGAGGCACAGTGACCGAATGGACAGAAGGCGAGATGTTCGACGCCGCGATTGTCCTTGACAGCTCGATGCAGGCGCGAATTGCGCAGGTGCAGGGAGTTACAGCGGTATACACCGTCACGACAGGACGAAATCTCACGCTTGAGTATCATGAGGTGTTTAAGCGGCTGTCGGACGGCAAAATCTTCCGCGTGACCAGCGACGGAGACGATAAGGCCACGCCAACGAGCACCCGCCTGAACATGCGGCAAGTATCCGCCGAGGAATGGACGCTGCCGGCATGACGAAAGAACAGGTGCTTCAAGATTTTTTCAGCGTGTTCGGGCTGACAGCGTTTCAGGAGGACGCCGTGCCGACTGGCGGTGACAAACCGCAATTCCCGTATATTACATACGAGGTTGCAACCGACAGTTTCGGCGCGGAGGTTCCGCTGTCCGCGTGTGCATGGTATCGCTCGACGAGTTGGAACGCCGCCAATGCCAAAGCCCGCGAGGTTGCGAAATTTATTTCACGCGGCGGAAAAATCTTTCCTTGCGATGATGGCGGAATGTGGATAAAACCCGCATCGCCGTTTGTGCGTTCGATGGGAGACGACTTGGACGATATGATAAAACGCAAGGTGTTCAACTTCACAATTGAGTATATAACGGAGGTATAACATGCCTAAATTTACAAAAGTGCCGACCGACACTTTTAAAAACTTACAGGTCAATGCAGGCATTCTTGTCACGGACTTCACTCCAGCGACAGGCGTTTTTGAAAAGGTGCTTGCATCAACCAGCGGCGGTATCAACTTTGCAAGCAATCCCACGTACGAGGATTTCGGCGAAGATATTGATAACTGCCCCAAAAACAGCATGGAACTGAAACGCGTCACGGCATACGACCCCACGATGTCTGGCACGTTTTTGACTATCAACGACGAGGTCTGTAAAATCCTGCTCGGGTCTTCCACGTCGGAGACGGTTGAGACCAGCAAAACCCAAAAATACACGCCGAGTCTGTCCCTTGCAACGTCGGATTTTAAAACCCTTTGGTTTGTCGGCGACTACTCGCAGGATAACAGTGAGACCGGCGGCGGGTTCGTTGCGATTGAGCTGCTGAACGCGCTTAACACTACGGGTTTCCAGATTCAGACCACCGACCGTGGCAAGGGACAGTTTGCGTTCGAGATGCACGGTCACGCAAGCATAAGCACGCCTGATGTCGTGCCGTTTAACGTTTACATCAACGCAGGCGCAACAAACAAGCCCACAGGAGGAGCGTAACCCATGAAAATATCCGAGTTTACCACTGACAAAGCCCTTGACGTTTTTGTCGAGATTACACCCTATGTTGCAGGCATCGTGACCTGCGAAGCATTGCAGACTGCGCTTAGCGACCTTGCGAACACCCCCGCGAAATCGCTTAAAAGCAGCTTGCAGCAGATGGTATTCGGCGCGGACGTGTTTTCCCGCCTTGTGCCTATCCTGCTTTCGGAGCGCCGCAGCGACGTGTACGGCATCCTTGCTGTGCTGAACGAAACGTCTGTTGACGAAATTGCAAAACAATCGCTGTTTAAGACTGTCGGCATGATAAGGGAAATTTTCAGCGACAAAGACCTTTTGAATTTTTTCAAATCGTTCGTGCATACACAGCCCAAAGAGTAACATCGGCGTTGCTCTGTATGCCACGACTACGCGGAAGCGCGATACTGGCGGCGTTGCCCTCGGCTCTGCACGAGCTGCAAGAGCGAGCCGCCTTTCGTGTATATATCACGGACGCGCTGTATGCTATGGGCGATAACAAAAGGATGACGCAGCGTTACGCGGATCTCATCAAACCCCGCAGGGTTGACCGTCGCTCGGCGGACGAAATCGCGGACGATATTATCCGCCGTTGCGGATTAAAAAAGCGAGGTGAAGCGGATGAACGTGTTTAACCTGTTTGCAAAACTCAGCCTCGACAAATCGGGCTACGATACTGGGCTGTCCGAGGGGGAGCGGCAAGCATCAACGTTTGGGGAGAAACTAAAAAGTGGGCTTGGCGGCGCGGCGAAAGCTATAGGAACCGCAGTAGGCGCTGCCGCAGCAGGTGTTGCTGCCCTTGCAACGTCGGCGGTCAAAAATTACGCTAATTATGAGCAGCTTGTCGGCGGCGTCGAAACGCTGTTTAAGAGCAGCGCAGGCGCGGTGCAGCAGTATGCAGCGGAGGCGTACAAAACGGCAGGACTGTCCGCCAACGAGTACATGGAGACTGTGACAGGTTTCTCGGCGAGCCTGCTGCAATCTCTCGGCGGAGACACGGAAAAAGCCGCAAAATACGCTGATACTGCAATCCGAGATATGTCTGACAACGCGAACAAGATGGGTACATCGATGGAACTTATCCAAAACGCCTATCAGGGATTCGCAAAACAAAATTACACGATTAAGTTTATCTATAGTCCGGCGGCGTAAGCAATTCGCCGTTGAGCGTGAGTGAACCTTACCAAGGGTGTGGGAGAAATCCTGCTAACGGGGAAAATCTAAGTGCAGTAGCATATGACAATCCCGTGCCAAGTCCTAAGATAAAAATAATTTTACTTGCATAGCAGGCGAAATTGTGTTATAATATCTAAGGAAAGGTGTAACGACTATCGGTTCGTCACCGAGTACATCATCTATTGGTACGATGGTGGAAGTGCTCACCGACCTTTAACGGAGGAATTGACTATGGAAATTTGGAAGCCTATTGAAGAATTGCCCGGCTATTCTGTTAGCAACAAGGGCAGAGTAAGAAAAGACAGCAACGGTCAAATGATGGTGCTTAGCGAAAACAACGGTTATTGCAGAATAACAATTTCAAAGCACGTTCACCGACTTGTTGCAAAAGCGTTTCTTGATGCTCCTGAAAACAAAGAGCAGTGCTGGATTGACCACATCGATGGAAATCGAGCAAATAATGATGTGAACAATTTGAGGTGGGTAACACCTTCGGAAAATTGTTTAGCTTTTGGATACAAAAGCCGCATCGAAAACAAGAAGCGCAAAGTTAAGGCAACAAATATTCATGGTCAAACAATCATTTTTGAGTCCAGACAAGCGGCGGCTGAATATTTTGGTTGTAGTGATTCTGAAATTAATTACGGTCACTTATACAAAAAGGGAAACAAAAAAGGTTGGATGCTCAAAAAGGTTGAAGATATAGTCTAATCCCCTTGCAAATATCGGGAAACCGAGGGTATGAAATGGTTAGATAACTTGAAGCTCGGTTACGGCGGCACAAAGTCAGAGATGGAACGCTTGATTTTGGACGCCGAGAACCTTGATTCGAGCTTTAAAGCGTCCCGCGACGTTAACGGCGAGCTTGCAATGAGCTATGCTGACATCGTGGATGCTATCCACATAGTGCAGACCGATATGGGCATACTCGGCACAACAGCGGCTGAAGCGTCAAGCACGATACAAGGCAGCCTGTCCGCGCTTGGGAGCGCATGGACGAACCTTGTTACAGGCATCGCCAATGAAAACGCCGACCTTAGCGGTCTTGTTGGCACGTTTGCCGAGTCCGTCGCGACCGCCGCGCAAAATATCCTGCCGAGAATATCTCAAGTGCTGCAAGGCATCGGCGAAGTCATTGTTCAGCTTGCGCCCGTGATTGCGGACGCGCTGCCGACACTGATTGCTGACGTGTTGCCGAGCTTAATTTCGGCGGCGATAACGCTGATTAAGTCACTGGGTCAGGCGTTGCTGCAAAACCTCCCGACGCTAATATCGACCGTGCTGCAAGGCATAACGCAGATTATAATCGCGATTGCGGAAGCTGCGCCTACGTTTGTGCCTGCCGTGGTAGAGGTTATATTGCAGATAGTACAAACCCTGATTGACAACCTCCCGCTTCTGCTTGATGCCGTATTGCAGCTTGTAATGGGTGTGGTTGAGGGGTTGATTGCGGCAATCCCGATTATCATCGAGGCGCTGCCGCAAATCATTGACAGCATATTGACGTTTTTGCTTGAGTCTATCCCGCAGTTGGTGGATGCAGGTATGCAGCTGTTTATGGGCTTAATCGGCGCACTGCCGGAAATCATCACTGCGATAGTCGCAGCCTTGCCGCAGATTATCACGTCGATAGTTAACTTTGTAATAAGTGCTATCCCGCAGTTGATACAGGCGGGCATCACGCTGTTTTTGGCACTGATAGGCGCACTGCCGCAGATTATACAGGCAATCGTTGACGCGCTGCCGCAGATTATAGACGGTATCATCAACGGATTGCTGGCTGCACTGCCGCAGTTGGCGGAGGCGGGTGTGCAGCTGTTTGTGTCGCTGATTGAAAACTTACCCACAATCATAATTGAAATCGTCAAGTCATTGCCGCTGCTTATCGAGGGCATTGTCAAAGGCATTTTGAACCTTGCGTACATGCTCGTTGAGGCTGGCGTGAACCTTGTGAAAGGTCTGTGGGAAGGCATCAAAAGCGCGGCATCATGGCTGTGGGAGAAGGTCAGCGGCTGGCTGTCCGACCTCTGGGGCGGCATCAAGAACTTTTTTGGTATACACTCTCCGTCGCGTGTGTTCCGCGACCAGCTCGGCAAAAACCTCATGTTGGGCTTTGCAGAAGGTATATCAAAATACGGTGACTACGGCATTGACGCGGTCTCCGAGTGGGCTGACGCGGTCAACGGTGCTGCCGAGATTGACGACATCGGCGCAACCATGGCTGACAACTCCGTGAACGGCTCAGGAAGCCGCCGATACCCGCAGATAGTACAGAACATATACGCCGAGAGAATGACGCCTGCACAGGCGTTCAGAGAGGCTGAGGAACGCGCCGAAGAGGCAAGGTTTTTGGGCTTCGCATTTGCATAGGAGGAACGATGTACGATATACAATTAGAAATTAACGGCAAAAAGCTCAGAATGAACTCCAATAGTGGGTATTATATATCCACTATCAGCGGGCTGACAGGCGTGACCGCAAACCTTGAGCTGTCACAAAGAAACTCTGGCATAGGCGAGTCGTTCAGCGGCGGCTCAGTCAAGGGCATTAGCTTGCAGGTCAAGGGCAAGATTCTTGACGGTCAGACCGACAAAAAACAAGCGTTGCTTGATACTGTCGTTCTGCTTGGCACTGGCACGCTCTCGCTGTACGAAAAAAGCGGCGAAATAAGCGGACGGGCTAAGCCGTATCGAGTCACCGACATTGTGGTAAAATCCACGCCGACAATCACGCAAGAGCGTAACAGCAAGTTTGTGTTTACGCTCTACGCGCCGTCGCCCGCATGGCGGGAGTCAACTGTAAAGACTGTGGGTCTCGACGGGCTTGCAAGCGCACCGACGGCAGTTACCGTTGCAGGGCAGGTTCCGGCGGACTACACGCTGAAAATCTCAGTCACGACTGCAACCAAGCTGAAAGAGTTTACGCTGTACCAAGATTTCCCCGATGCGGTATACGGCAAATATCTGTATGTCGATTTCCGAAAATGGAACGCGGACGGCGTAAGCCGCACTGACAAAATACTGATAAAACAAACCAACGGACGGCTAAGCATGACGATTAACGGCGTAAATGCCAACAAGTGCATCTGGACTCAATCGGGGTTAACGCGGCTTGATGTAGGGACGCACAAAATGCTGTTCCGTGCCGCCGCAGCGTCAACGGCAACACTGGAGTTTGCACCGAGCTATATAGGAGTTGTATACAATGGAGTTTAATTTATTTAAAGTTGTAAACAACGGAACTCGCAATGTTCTTGAGTTCGAAAACCGCCTGCCGTTTGAAAGCGTTGTCTGGAAGGAAAAATTTGTCGAAGCGGGGACGGTGCAAGCCGTCTTCGCGAAGACCGACGAAGCCCTTGCGCTGCTGAAAGTCGGAAAGTTTTGTACGCTGACACCCGCGCAGGGAGCGAACCTTGCGTATATCCACAGCATCAAAATCAACGGCGACAAAATCACGGTTTACGGCTCGGAAGCCAAAGCGCTGTGGAAACGCAAGGGCAAAATCAACCTTGCGCCCGAAGGCACGGTAAACCTGAAAACCAAAATCGAAGCCGCGCTGAAAAGCGCGATGTTTACGTTTGCGGATGCTGACGTGATTATCCCGAGCCTCGGGACGGCCAACCTTGACGCGCTGGAGTATGCGTCGGTGTATGAGTATGTGTGCGAAATCCTTGAGTCGGCATCCGCAGGCTGGACGGCGTCGCTGGACGAGCAAAGCGGCACGATACAGATTTTTGCCCGCAAAGGCGTTGACAAATCCGATACCGTGCAGTTTGCGTCAATCTTCGGTAACGCCGCCGACTACAGCTATACCGCCGACAGCTCGGGGTATGCAAACTCCGTGACCGCTGTCGGGCTGGACGGGAAAGCTATCGTGACCGAAACCGTGACTCGGGCGGGCGACACCACAGGTGAGACTTACAGCGCATACCTTGACCTTCGCACGGAGTTTCCGCGCGAGGCTGATGTTACGCTTGCCGACTATAAAGCCGCGCTCCGCGAACGCGCACAGATGTCCCTGATTGCGCGGTATGCCCGCGAAAAGCTCGACGTCGGCGACGTGAGCGCGGAGGGGTTTGGAGCGGATTACGCACTGGGCGACATTGTGGCGGTGTATATCCACGAGCTGGGGCTGAACGTCAACTGCCGCGTCACCTCGAGCACTCGCGTGATTGAGGACGGGCTGGACACGACTACTATTAGCTTGGAACAGGTTTAAGGAGGGTTTATGCCAACAATACATATAAATGTCAAAAACCGAGTTGCCACGGTAAACGGCGACAGCCGTATAATCAACGGCAACAGCGATTATAACATCGAGTTTGACTTTGATGCCGAATGGGCTGATTTAAACAACAAAGTCGGGATATTCGCCTATAACGATGCAGCGGCGCATAAATGGGCATATCAAACAGTGCTGTTCAGCGGTAACACCTGCGCCGTGCCAATACTGCGGGATATACACTGCGTATACGTCGGCGTAACAGCGGGCAACGTGCGAGTTACTACCCCTGCAAAGGTGCAGTGCAGATTGAGCATATCCGACTATGCGGATACGGAAGAACCGCCCTCCGCTGATGTTTGGGGACAAATCCTTGCAAAGTTGGACGAATTGCAGACAGAAATTGACGAAATTAAGGCAGGTGAAGTATGGGAAAAGGTATGCCAAGTCACAACAACTGAAAACACAACTGCAATATATCAATCTTTCGGCGGGAGCTACAAGAAAATCCGTGCGATTTTTTTGGGGGAATCCACTGCCGCATGTCAGGTATGGATATATCCGAATACGAAAACCACCCCCGGGGGCAGAGACATAGCGTATATATTTAACGCACCATTTGCTAATGCGGGGAAATATACGATTGTTGGTGAATTTAGCTCGTCTCCATACCCTGCGCCTAACAGCTCTGATAACTGGTATCGCGGACGATGCTCCATCGCACGAGAATGGAAACCAACCGCCTTACATGCGGGCTGGGGTGACAGTCTTTTTGACAATTACGTTGATGACTTTTATGCCAGCCTCGGGGAAGGAAACCTCGCACAGGGCATAAAAAGTCTTTTTTGGACTCAAAGCACAGGTGAAATAAAAGCAGGCGCACAAATGGTTGTTTATGGAGTGAAAGCATGAAAAAGTGTGTTAACGGACAAATAGTCGATATGACCTCCGAAGAGGTAACAGCATATCAGGAAGCGACAATCACGACACAACAGCAAATCCCGACAGCGGGGCTTGGGGACAAAATGCGGGTGTATATCGAATCAATTCCGACGGCGGACACTCCGACTGTACCGCCCAAAGTCGGATTCAAGTGGGAGCTGATTTACAGCGGTTCGGCGGGGTTTGCGTGGGAGCTTGTACCTGACCCCGATGCTGTCGGTACGGTTGCAAAGCCCTTTGAATGGTTTGCGGGAATCAGTGTTGTTACGGGCTACCACTACACCAACGGCGTTGCTGTTGCACTCGCTGTTGCGGACGGTGTTCCTGCAACCTTTGACAATGAAGCGTTTTTAGTTAAGCTATGATTGCTTGACTAAAACAACAATATATGCTATAATTAAAATCATGAAGTACGATGTTTTTGATTTTATTCGGTGGGGCTTGCGGCATACGATACGTTATGCCGCCCCCGCTGATGCGGATATGCCGCTGTCGCCCGATGAATGCGGAATATATCCCACACGCTATTTGTTTGGGACGGTGTGGAAGCCCTGCACTAAAGCGACGCTGAACGAACGCTTTGTCAATCATTACGCAAAGCAGGGGTATTCCGAAGAAGATTTTGCCCGCATTACGTCGGAATGGTCTGAACGTGATTATGCTACAGATTGCCAAGGTTTGCTTGACGCATGGCTTACAACCGAATGCGGAGAGAAGACCGACATTAATGCGCACATGAACTACACCGATTGGTGTACGGATAAAGGCGAAATTGCTGATATAGAGCGACCGTATGTTATCGGCGAGGCGTTGTTTATGCAGTCAAAATCGAAAGGCAGGATGACGCATGTCGGCTGGGTTTGCGGTAAACTGGGACGTGAACCGCTGGTGCTTGAAGCCCGTGGTTTGCGCTGGGGTGTGGTTATCACCAAGCTCAGCGACAGACCGTGGACGCATCGTGGGTTGATGACGGTTAAATTTAATTATGGCAAAGGTGACAAAAATATGACAAAGTTTGAAGTTTCAAGCCCTATGCACGAGGGCGAAGAGTACAGAAAAATGCAGGCGGCATTGAACGCAGCGGGCTACACCGATGAAGCGAAAAAGCCGCTTGTTGAGGACGGCAAGTGGGGCAAGAAATCGCAGTTCGCATTCGAAAGACTGCTTGAAAATCATACAGAGTCCGAACCTGCCGACAATCAGCCCGCCAATCCCAAAACACACACCGTAAAAGTAACGGTTGATGATATTGACTGTTACGAATGCACAATTAACTAAGAGGTGCGATATATGAAACAAGCATGGTATAAAAGCTGGGCACTCTGGATGAGTATCGCGGCACTGATTGTATACGTTTGCAAAACGGTATGCAGAATCGACATTGAAGACTGGGTTAACGGGCTGATGGATGTGCTGCTGCCTGTGATGATAGGTTTCGGACTCGTAAACAATCCGAACGAAAAAACACGTTGGGTAGGGCATAAGGATGATTGATGACGGCGACATCTCCCGCTTGCGCGATATTTTTGTTACGCGCCGAGAATGCGAAGAGCGCACAGAGGCAAGCGAACGCAGCATCGCGGCTCTCGTTGCTGATGTCCGGGAATGCAGGACAAAGCTCAATATGCTGATAGGTATACTGGCGGCAATTGCGGTGCCTGTGCTGGGCATCGCAGCGAAACTACTGTTTGGAGGTATCTGACATGGATTGTAAGGATTGCGCCGAAAAGCCGAAAGGCGCGGTGCCGTTTGCGGCATACGAAATCGAGCTTGCACGGCACGACAGGCACGTTAAGCGGCTGCTTATCGTGATTGTGATGTGTATCCTGCTGCTGGCTCTTACAAATGCCGCGTGGCTGTACGCATGGAATCAGTATGATTACGTTGAAGAAATTGTTGATTTAGATTCAGATTGCGGCGATGCTTGTTACATCGGTCGCGACGGAGATATTATACATGGCACATGTCAGAGTACAGAGGTTCCTTCGAACCCGTAAAAGCAAAAATGGAAAAAAAGAAACGCACACGGTTGCGGGTTCGGCGGCGAGTCCGCATACACTCATAGACTGTCGCGCTCCGCGTGGGAAAAACTCATCGACGAGTGGATTTTCAGTGAGCGCGACCGCCGCATACTGAAGCGCAGGCTTCTGGACGGCTTGACTTTTGCCGAGCTGTCGGAGGAATTTTACCTGTCAGAGCGGCAGGTAAAAAGAATCGTGGCGCGGTGCACGGAATCACTGTCGCGGCACATATAGATAAATAGGTCACTCAAACGGCACTCACGGGACATTTTCCCGTTGAGTGCTTTTTGTTATACTTAAACTATGAAGATTTACAGGTATTATAACCCAAATCCGCGAGGACGGAGTGTCGGAGATTGCACCGTTCGAGCCGTTTCGGCGGCGTTGGGAGTCAGCTGGGACGCGGCGTTTCGCGGGATTGCCGGGCAGGCGCGGAGCATGGCTGACATGCCGAGCGCGGACGCGGTGTGGGGAGCGTATCTCAAAAGCCGTGGATTTCGGCGGCGAACGATTGCAAACACCTGTCCTGATTGCTACACTGCCGCTGATTTTGCGCGCGAGCATCCGCGTGGGGTGTATGTGCTGGCGTTTGGCGGGCATGTTGCGACCGTGCGTGACGGTGTATTGCTGGACAGCTGGGACAGTTCCGACTTGATACCAGTATATTATTACGCTAAGGAGGATTAAGTATGGCATATGGGTACTATCAGCCTATGTATCAGCCACAGGCATACTACCAGCAGCAGCAACCGCAAGCGCAGATGCAGCAGCAACCGCAAAGCGGCATAGTTTGGGTGGATAGCTATCAGGATGCAGCGATGTTTCCCATCGCTCCGAATAGCGCGGTTGCGCTATGGGACAAGTCCGCGCCGTCGGTGTATCTCAAAAAGAGCGATATGACAGGCCGCCCAAGCATGGTGATTTACGACCTTGTGGAGCGCAGGGAACAACCCGCAAAGCAAAACACAGAGCAGGGCGTTCCGTACGCCACAAAAACCGACCTTAAAGACGTTTTAGACGTGGTGGACGACCTAAAACGCCAACTCGATGAAATGCGGCTTAAAACGCAAAATAACGCGCCTGAGGAGGTATCGTAAAAATGTCAAATCCTTTGTTTTCAGCTCTCGGCGGCAACAACAGCATTATGTCGATGTTGCAGCAGCTCAAATCGAACCCCGCTGCATTACTCACAAGGCGGTTTAACCTGCCCGACGGCATCCAGAGCGACCCGCAGGCGATAGTTCAGCACCTCGTTTCGAGCGGACAAGTCTCGCAAGCGCAGATTAACCGCGCCTATCAGCAGGCGCAGCAGATGGGGTTTAAATCATGATATTACCCGCGAGTGTACATAGCGGATGATATAAACAACAGAAAGGACTATATATATTATGGCACTTATGGATGAAAACGGCAGCAACGGATTTTATATGCCTGTTGCGCCTGCATACTCCAACAACAACGGAAACGGCAACAACGGCAACGGCTTCGGGCAGGACGGTTGGTGGATTATCCTGCTGTTCATCTTCCTTGCCGCGCTGGGCAACGGCTTCGGCGGTGGCTTCGGCGGTGGCGGGTCTCAGCCTATAATCATGACCGATGGCGCAAGTGGCGGCAGCGTGCAGCGCGGGTTTGACCAAGCGGCATTGATGACCGGCATTGACGGAGTACAGGCAGGCATCAACGGCATCTCGACGCAGCTTTGCAACGGCTTCGGCGGCGTAACCGCAGCAGTAACAGGCGCACAAAACGCAATCGCTCAGCAGCTGTACAGCAACCAGATTGCAAGCCTTCAGGGCATGAACAGCCTGTCAGCCCAGCTTGCGCAGTGTTGCTGCGATAACCGTCTTGCGACGGCAGGCCTCCAAAGCACGATTCAGGCGGAGGGTTGCGCAAACCGTGAGTCGCTGAATTATGCGACCCGCGATATATTAAACAACCAGACTGCCGGAATCCAGCGCATCCTCGACCAGCTTTGCGCAGATAAGATTGACGCCAAAAACGACACAATCGCTCAGCTCAGGCAGGAGCTTGCGTTCGCGCGCACTCAGGCGTCACAGGACGTTCAGACGGCTCAGATTCTTGCCGGACAGACCTCTGAGGTTGACGCGCTGTATAACCGCCTGAACAACTGCCCTGTTAACACGGTTCCCGTGTACGGCAGACAGCCGATATTTACCTGTGGCAATAACGGTTGCGGCTGTAACAGCGGCTGCGGCTGTAACAACGGCTGCGGCTATTAAGCGGAGGTTGACGGTATGGCAGTAGAATATCTTGCAAACCCCGTACAGGCGGTTGCGCTTAACGCGCCTGTACTGATGGACGCATCTATCCCCTGCACTCGCGGGTATGTGTATCACGAGGACGGCACTGGGATTTTTATTCTGCGCGGCATTGTCAACAACGCGTGCGCAAATTACGCAACGTATCAGTTGACGTTTAACGGCAACATTGCGCTCCCGACCGGCGGTACGGTTGCGCCTATCGCGATTGCTATCACGGTTAACGGCGAGCCGCGCCAGACGAGCAGGGCAATTTTTACGCCCGCTGCTGTTGACCAGTACGGCAATGTAACCTCGACCGCGATAGTAAAAGTCCCGCGCGGATGTTGCTTCTCGGTTTCCGTGGATGCGGTTGCGGCGGATGCAGCCACAACTCCCGCGCCCACGATTAACGTACAAAACGCAAACTTTACGATTGCGCGTATAGCTTAAGCAGGAGGCACACATGGAATATATTAATGATTTGTATGACCTTTGCGATGTTATATCGAATAAAATCGCGGAGGCAAACGAAAAAATCCGCCGAGGCGGCGGAGAGCTGTCAGGCGGCGATGTTGATTATATCGACAAGCTCACGCACACGCTGAAAAGCATAAAAGCCGTAATCGCGATGGAAGAGGCCGACAGCGACGGCGGATGGTCTTCCGCTCCGCGCGGAGGCACGGGCAGAACCCGAACCCGCACACGCACTCCCCGCCGCGACGGCATGGGCCGCTACTCCCGCGCAGACGGCTCCGAGCATATAGTCAAAAAGCTTGAGTCCCTCATGCGGGAAGCGAGCGACGCGGAAGTCCGCGATGCTATCAGCACAGCGATTGATGCTATCAGCGTCGGCTAAAGCGTGGTGATTATCCATGCTTAGCAAGCAGGATCTCGATGCGGCTATTGCGGAGTGTCTGGCGACGGACAAACCGACGAAAAGCACCTGCGTATATCTTGCGGCATTTCAGGCGGTTCGGGAGCAGTTCTTTTCGGACGCTCCCGCGCCGCTGCCCGAGATGTCTTTCGCGGCTCCGGCTGTGGATTTTGATAGCGACAGCGATTTTGCGGCGGCCTATCGGCGCGACCCGATTTTTGCACTCACTGTCGCGGACGAGTTGATTGACACTCTGTCAGTCACAAACCCCGCTATATATCGAAGTGTTATCCGAAAACTACAAAAATAGCGAAACAAAGCACCTGCGATTGCGGGTGCTTTTTAAATATATTTTTAAAATCGGCTGAAAACTTATTGACAAATATTTGCTTAGGGTGTATAATAAGTCCATCAAATAAAGGAAAGGAAAATCCTGAACACCAGAAAGGTAAAAACTATGTACTATACCAAAGAGCAAAAAATGGAAAAAATGAGCTGCACGATGAGTTGGTTTCAGCCCAGTGTGCTTAATAGTGACTGCGACTATCTCGAGGTGAACTGTGAGATAAAAAGGGCTGCGCACATTAATTGCGTTTATGATGTGGAGGAGGATTTTTCGCGGGGAATATTGATTGACCACGGGTTTGGTGATGTCTGGGTGCGCATACCCATTCCTGAGGAGGTTGACAGCATACAACTTTTCCGCACTGATGAAGGCAAAATCACCTGTCCGCTTATGAACTGGATTGAAAGCCAGATCCCAGAGCTGGAGCGGCAGGTTTATGCACTGCTTGAAAAAATCGGAATCGAGAAAGAAAACGTTGTGAAGACATACGCTCGATAAAAAACAAAAGTAAGTAGCTGTCCTATCAAGGCTATACGGGGAGAGAGGATTGAAAACATGATTAACGAGAAGACTTACGAAAAAATCAGAAAATACCTTGCCGCAGTGAGCAAGGGAAGGCACAAAGCGATGGGTTCAGCCCCCGAACACGCGGTGTTCGTGGATAAGGAGCAGGCTTTGGTTGTGGGGCATTTTTCATGCTTCCGCGTCCCGTCCGACGCCGCCGAAGAGGGGCTTTGCTTCACCGAGTTGCCGGATTTTAAATTCAGCGGCGACGTGAAGTTTGAGAAGAATCGAATTTCAGACGGAAGCAACTCGATACTGGTCACGCCGAGGAGCGAGCATGAGAAATTGAAAGAAGCCGCGCTTGCCGTTTGCACGAAGTTTCCCGCCGCCGACGGCGAAAACAGTATCACGGTTGACGCGAAAAAGCTCCGCGAGATACTGTCCCTGTTTTCGGGCATCGTGCGCATAACCGTTGACACGGGCTATATGCTTTCGGGTACATCCCGCAAACAGCTGCACGTCCACGCGATTACAGACGACGTGTTGCCCAAAGGCAGCGAAGCGGTGCTGATGCCGAAGAAAGTGCATTAAAGAAAGTGCATTAAAAAATATATGTCAAATAAATATTGACATATAAGGGCAATGATGATATAATAAGACAAGACAAAAAGCTGCCCTATCGGCTACACGGGGAGAAAGGCAAAAACTGTGAGAGCAGCAGAGAATTTTGATTTTAGCGCATTTGCGCGCAAAGTGTATGACTACAGGATGAGGAACGGCCTGAGCCTTGAAAGGTTCGCAAAGAAGGCAGGGGTCAACCTCCGGACGGTGTTTCGGCTTGAGCATGGCGATGAAAGGCTGTCGATGAACTCAATATACAAGATGGAGCTTGCAATGGAGGACGGAAAGAAAGGAGATTTTAATATATGGAACTGCAAATAAACGCGCTGAGCGTCCCTTCCGTAGGATGGAACAAAGAAGAGTTTAGGGCTGCTATAAAAGCCCTGAACGCCCGCTACGCGGGGACTGTCGTTGTAGATAAAGCACTCGCAAAGCAAGACCGAGCGACCGTCAACAAAGCAATCAAGGCGGTTGACTCAGCCCGCAAAGAGGTCAAAAAGAAATTGCTCGCGCCGTACACGGCGTTTGAGTCGGAGCTTAACGAAATCATGCGCCCGCTGAAGAACACCGAGGCCGCAATCGCGCAGCAGCTGTCCGAAATCGAGCAGCGCGAACGCGAAGAAAAAGAAACCGCTGTCCGCGAGCTGTTTGCAGGTATGGACAAACCCGAAGGCATGACGCTGGTTATCGCTCCCGCATGGCTCAACGCGTCAACAAGCATGACTAAGGTCAAGCAGGGCATAACGGAGCAGATTGACGCGGTTCGCGGCGTGCTTGAGTATATATCCAAAACAGCAAGACCGTATGCGGACACGCTCCGCCAGATGGCATTGCAGGGTGCACCGTTGCAGGCGGTTGTAACCAAAGACGCCGAGCTTCAGGCGGCGTTTGAGGCGGCAAGCAGGGTTACGGCCAAAGTTGAGACCCCCGAAACGCCCGAGGAAGTCGTCGAAAAGCTCAAGGCCGAAAACCCGCAAAACACATACACACCGACGGAAAACGGAATCGAGGTTGCGGCAAAAATTAAGGAACACAAGCTGACTGTCATGTGTTCCGACGGAAAGTTTGACATGTTGCTTTCGTGGCTTGACCGTGAAGGATACTTTTTTATGACGGAGGATTGACGGCATGGACTGGCAAAGTTTAGTAAAAGCAAACGCGGCGATACGCACAACAAACATCAAAGGCAAGGAATATGCGGAAGTCAATCAGCGCGTAAAAGCGTTTCGAACCCTGTACCCCGAGGGGTTTATAACGACCGAAATCCTCTGCCGTGAAGGCGGGCTGTGCATAATCAGGGCGACCGTCGGACACTATACCGACGGGGAAAGCGTCATCCTTGCTACTGGAACGGCGTACGAGAAGGAAGGGAGCTCACAGATTAACCGAACGTCGTACATCGAAAACTGCGAAACATCCGCTGTCGGTCGCGCTCTGGGCATGGCGGGGTTCGGCATTGACACCAGCATTGCGAGCGCGGACGAGATGAACAACGCGCTGTTGCAGCAGAATCCCAACACTGTACAAAAACCTGTACAGGCTGCCCCGCATGTACAAAAACCTGTACAGGCCGAACAAACTGCACCATATGATATATTGCAGGAAACAGCAGCGGATTCAGAGCTGCGCCTGAAATGGTTGGAAAAATACGGCGAGAAAGCGCTGGATGCGTCATGCAGGAAAAAATTCGGTACGGGCTTTGCGCAAACCCCGATAGACAAAATTAAAGCGGTTATGCCGCAGGAGTGAGGTAAACTATGAACAAACTGTATATTATAGGGAATGTCACACATACCCCCGAGCTTAAAAACACACCAAATGGCGTTCCTGTCTGCTCGTTCAGCGTCGCGGTGAACCGCCGCGATAAAGACGCGCTGTTTTACCGCGTGACCGCGTGGCGCGGACTGGGCGAGACATGCGCAAAGTACCTGCAAAAAGGCAAAAAGGTTGCGGTTATCGGCGAGCTGGATTTGCGCACCTACACAGGCCGCGACGGCATGGAGAAAACCGCGCTTGAAGTCACCGCAAGCGATATAGAGTTCCTGTCGCCGAGAAGCGATGACCAACAGCCGCAGCCGCAACAGCAGGAGCCTGCGCCTGAGTTGGGCGGGTTCACCGAGGTCACAGGCGATGACGCAAATTTGCCGTTTTGACGACGTTAACGAGCTATGGACTACAAGGCGATAAACGAAGCGGCAAGCATGGAAGCTGTGCTTGCCGCGTACGGAATACGGACGGACGCGCAAAAAAAAGTTGCGCTCTGCCCGTTTCACGCGGATAAAGACCCGTCACTGCATGTATATGCTCACGGGTTTTATTGTTTTGCTTGCGGAGCAGGCGGAGATGTTATAAAATTTGTGCAGCGCATGGACGGAGTCTCGGCGGCTGACGCTGCGCGCAAAGTCGCCGAAATATCGGGGTACGGATTGCCAGAGCATACGCGCCGCCCGAGCGCACTCCGCGCACGCAGGCAGGCCGAACAACTAAAAAAAGCCGAGCTTGCGGAAGCGCGAGTGCTGGATGCCCGCTTCGAGCTTGACCGCTGCATGGGCGCAGCAGCGGCACGGATTGAAGCCGCCGAACCGCTAAGCCTTGAATGGGCACTGGCATGGCGGGTGTATAACGACCTGCTCCGGCAGGATGACGAACTAAGGGAAAAGGAGATATTGCAAAATGGCAACAAAAACTAAAACGGCTGAAATCGATACGACTCAACAGGAACGGTTTTTTGATAGAAACGAGTACAAGAAAATATACAACATTTCAGACATGTTTGAGCGCGAGCAGGCGCTGGAGCGGTTTGCGGCTGAGGGCAAAAAGGCGGGAGTTATCGGCGTAAAAAAGATATACGCGCAGTTTGTGAAGGAAAATCGCGGCGGCAAGCTTTACGCGTCCAACGTCACGGCATTTGACGGTCAGCCGATTGAGCTCGTTTGCGGGGAGTGGACAGCGGACGATACAGGAGTGACCAAGGAAGGCGCGTTTGGCGAAGAGGTTGTAGCCTGTGTGCATCCGATACTGCCGGTCACGCGATTAATAAATGTCGATACGGGAATCGAGAAACTCGAGATTGCGTTCCGGCGCGGACACGCATGGCACCGAACTATCGTGGCGAAATCTACAATAGCAAGCGCGAACCGAATCATAGACCTTGCCGACAGCGGAATTGCCGTCACGTCCGAAAGCGCTCGGCATTTGGTTACATACCTGCATGACGTTGAATCCGCAAACTATGACGAAATTCCTAAAGCGAAAAGCGTTACGCGCATGGGCTACATCGGCGGCGAGTTTATCCCGTATGCTGACGGCGTGGTTTTTGACGGCGACGCAAGCTACAAGCATTTATTTGACGCTATATCGCAAAAGGGCAGCCTTGACGACTGGAAGCGCTGTATCACGGATTTGCGCCAACACAGCACGGCAGCGAAAATCGTGATTGCGGCGGCGTTTGCGTCTGTACTGGTTGAGCCGCTGGGCTGTTTGCCGTTTTTTGTGCACCTATGGGGGAGCGCGAGCGGCACGGGCAAAACCGTCGGCCTGATGGCGGCCGCATCGGTATGGGGTGACCCGTCAATCGGCAAATATATTCAAACATTTCACAGCACCACCGTCGGGCATGAGCGCCTCGCGGCGTTTTTGAATAGTTTGCCTGTAATAATTGACGAATTGCAGCTGTCGGACGTTGACCGTGATGGCAACAAAAATTTTAACGTGTATAGGCTCGCCGAAGGCGTCGGCAAAAGCCGAGGCAACCGTCGCGGCGGCATGGACGCCACACCGACATGGTCGAACGCCATAATAACCAGCGGAGAAACACCTATCCTGAGCGACGGAGCGGCCGCAGGAGCGCGAAACAGGGTTATAGAGGTGGAATGTACCAACGGCGCGAAAGTCGTGCAGGATGGGCATTCTGTGGCTGCTACGGTGCAGCAGAATTTCGGGATGGCGGGGAAGCTGTTTATGCAGCGTCTCGACCTTGACCGCGCCCGAGAGCTATACCAAGAGCAGTACGCACTGTTTGTTGACCGTGCGACCGAAAAACAGGCGATGGCGGCAGCTTGCCTGACTACGGCCGACATCCTTGCGACAGAGTATATATTTGATGATGGGTTGACGCTGACAGCGGACGAGCTATCGGTATACCTGCAAACATCGGCGGAGGTTGATGCAAACGAGCGCGCGTTCAGTTTTTTGCGCGACTGGGTTGCGCGGAATGCCGCTGCGTTTTCGCCCGGCACAGCGGGATCTCGGGAGTGTTTCGGCGTCCTCGACACGCCGACGCCCGAAGACGAGATCGAGAGAGTGTATATTATTAAGACCGTTTTTCGAGATGCTATCACGCGGGCTGGATACAGCTATAAGAGTTTTCAGGCGTGGCTGGCGACTAACGGTTTGTTGCGCACGCACGGAAAAACATATACTGTTGTAAAGCATATCAATGGACTGCGTACAGATTGCTATGACGTTCGGTTGAGGAAATTTGACCCTGTGCCGTTCGCGGAGCAGACAGAGCTTCTGTTTTAGCGGCGAAATGTTGGGAATCGGGAACGCCGAAAACGGCGTTCCCAATGCGTTTTCCCAACATAAAAAGCTATATCCCATATAGGTTTTTTGGGCATATTGGGAAAATTGGGACTTTTTTTTGATGCATACGTATAGGGATAGACACACACACTGAGGGGTGCATGTATGTGTGTCCCTCCCTATAAGGAGTGCAAAAAGTGTTCCCAATTTTCCCAATATTGTTAAAAAAGCTATATCCCATATGGGTTTTTATGTTGGGACTTTTGTTGGGAAAACATAGGGAAAACATGAAAATATATCGAAAATGTAGCTAAAAACCTATTGACTTTTTTGTTCTCCCGATGTATAATAAGCACATACAAAAGGCTAACGCCTTTAAATAAGGAGATTGAAAAAATGACAAATGCAACTATTATTTTAAATGAAGCCTGCAACCTTTTTGAACAGGGACTGCTTAAAGGTACTGGGAAGTATATCAAGATGATATATCTTGACGAGAACGGTAACGAGATTGAAAAGGAGGTTGAGCTGCCGGAAGATATACACACCTTCGCGGGCTGGAAGGCTCTTGGCTATTCGGTCAAAAAAGGCGAGAAGGCTGTCAGCAAATTCCCGATTTGGAAATATGTCAAGGCGAAAGCCTCCGAAGCCGAGGATGCAAACGCCGACGGCGAAGCATCCGGACACTGCATCATGAAGGTTGCCGCGTTTTTCTCGGCATCGCAGGTGCAGCGGAGCTGACGCGCGCACGGTCATCAACGGGGAGGCATTGCCTCCCTTATCTTGTTAAATATATTTTAAAAATCGATTAAAACCCTATTGACAAATATTTGCTTAGGGGTTATAATAAAGGCATCAAAAGGGAAAGGAAAATCCCAAACACCAGAAGGGAAAAACAAAATGCTTAAAACTTATGAGTACACCCACAGCAACAACAGGAGGGCTGAGACCCTCGAACAGTCCGCAAAGATGTTCTTTAAGGCGAACCCGCAGCTTAAAGGCGAGTGGGAATCGAAAATTTACGCGATGGCAGCCAATGGCGGCGGGTATGAGACAGACGCAGTTCCCGCATCGGGCTATGCCGGCCGCGACGCATGGACGTACACCTGTTCGGTCGTTAACATGGGCGGCGTCAATCATGTGACGCTCACGCTCAACGGCAAGGAGGAGTAAATAATGAATTACTGGGCATACTTTTGGGCGTTCGCGCCCGTTGCCGCTTGCATGGTGTTAATCTTCGCAAGCAACTGGGTAGACAAAACAGGGGAGACCCTGTTGGAATGGTGGCGGCGTCACCATGAGTGAGTGATACAGTGGCGTGTGGTTGCGACCGACATTTATGACGGTTACAAAAGGCGACTCCACGAGTGATACAGTGGCGTGTGAAAGGAGTTTAACATGGACAAATTTACGAACTTGAACAGAATCAAAAAGCAAGCGGAATTGACCGAAACGCTTGCGAACAGAGTTATCGGCGACATAGGCGAGCACTGCGAGGCACGGAAAACGCGTTGCTGGTACAACCTGCCGACAGGCACACCGAAAAAAACGCAGATACAGATGGACATTCTGCGCTTACGGCGGGAACTGCTTGCGCTGTCAAAAATGCTGGATGAATGAAAGGAGTAAACGAACATGAACAACTTCGAAAAGAACGAAACACAATGCCTTTACGGCGAAATGCGAACGCCCAGCGACAAGGTCGTGGCCGAAGAATGCCCCGAATGCGGCAGCGAGGTGTGGCTTAAGCGGGATGAAAAGACAGGAGAATGGACGCGTGAAACAGGAGGCAAAATGAAAACAAGCTGGATTAAAGGCGAAATTGCGCCACTCGAAGAGGGACGGTACTACACGATAGCCGAAGCGCAAAAGGATACAACTCTTTACAAAAAAGGCGATATTGTAATCGGCCTTGATTGGTATTCGGAAGGCTTGGGATGGCTGTCATTCATAGTTGACGGCTCAACATGGAGAATTCTTGCATGGGCAGAAATACTTTTGCCCGATGTGCCGGAGGAAGTTAAGGACAGGCTTGTAACGTATTTTGACGTGGAGGTTAAGAAATGAACATTTATTTCTGTCATCACAAGGCCGAAGATTGCGGCTGTTATGTCGCGGCTGACACGATAGGGAAGGCGAAAGCCCTGTACGCCAAGTGGGACGGAATGGAAAATTTCACTGAGTCCCGAGGGCATGTGATGTGCGAGGACGTTGATGTGCCTGCGGGTGTGTACGATGATAATTGCGCAGTCCTTGAGGAGTTGGGGCTGGCATATGACTTTGACGCTGAGGAATAAAAAGGAGGAAAGAAATGACAGAGGCAGAAAAAATGGTGCTGAAAACAGTGCATGATTTGGGTACGGCGGGAGTTTCGGACGTGTATAACTACACGGGGCTATCGGCCACGAAGGCGACCAAGGCATTAAAATCTCTTGCGCGCAAGGGCTACCTTAAAATTGCCGCGAGAAGGTACCAGTGCGATGTAAACGCGCGCGATGAAGATGACGTCGAAATCACGTTCGTCGGCAACCTTTGGGAGTTTGCCCCGAAAGGCAGAAAAGCGGCGCAGAAGATACCCGACATCGACGAGCCGCTGTGCATACCGATAACCAATATCCAACTTGAAAAAATGGAGGAACGAGGATGAGACTGATTGATGCCGATAAGATGGTGACCGACGAACTTGCAGCGTTTGTGTCTGCGCAGTCGAAAATAACTAATGCGGCTAACCGTGACATTAACAGCATCGTACATACAAAAATCCAGCGGCTGATTGCGGACACCCCGACTGTTGAAGACGCTGTGCATGTCGTGCGGTGCAAGGACTGTGTACATTTTGAAGATGCAACGGTTAACGCAAAGGGGTTCTTGATTTGCCCGAACACGGGCATGGACATATGGGATGAGTGCTATTGCGCTCACGGCGAAAGGTTTTGTGGCTGACATTTATGTCGGTCGCAAAAGTGGAGCAGCAAGACGGGGGAATGCAAGAATGACAAAAGACGAAATCTTGAAATGGCTCAAGCGGATAAATCTTGCTTTCGGGGGTGAGGCGGTGCGCAAAATGGAGACCCCGCCGATGAAGTGCAAGGACTGTCCGTATTTTGAACCCGTATGGGGCGACAGATTCTTAGGGCGATGCACACAGGCGAAAGCGTGGTTTGAGAATCGCTGCATTTGGGATTACTGCTCAAACGGCAGGACAACTGAAGCCGCAGAGCCGCAACCTGACGGCATACAGTTTCGCACGGTTGACGACCTGGGACGTATCTGTCTCCCGAGGGACATAAGGGACAAACTTGGGATAAAGCCCGGCACGGAGTGCGCCGTGTACTCAACGGACGAATTAACGTCCGAACAGATAATTGTGATACGGAGGAACGAAAATGACAAAAGAAATTAAGTGGGCACTTGACGTGCTTAATCGCGGGGCATGGTGGGATAACATTCCCGATGACGCTTCCGATGCGGAAATACAACCGCTGTGTGATGCTATTGATACAGTGCAGGATACGCTCGAACGTCTAACGCATTGCAGCGAATGCAAGTACTTTACGCAAAAAGACAGCCTGTTTGGCTATTGTGCACATTATAACTGCCGCAAGTTGGTGTTTGACTTTTGCTCAGTCGGCGAAGTGGAGGAACAAAAAAATGACAAGCATTGAAATTTCGGCAAGGGCAAAATTGCTAAGTGTGGCGGTCGCTATCGCGGAACAATACGGGGAGAAGGAATCCGGCTGGGATATGCTACATATTTGGCGGGCGCTTGAGCACGGCGAGCTGGATGACTATTTGAACGGAATCCTGCTTATCGACGCTCAGGATGCCGCTCAGGCCGTACACGCAGCTTTGTACGGCTGCGAGGTTGCCGCATTAATAGGTTGTGCATCTAAAGCGCTGGAACGCTTAGGAACGCAATTGGAGACTCTTGCGCGCAAGGACGGTTGTTGCAACGTAAAGTAAACGTGAGGCGGACACATAAAAACGCAGAAGGAGAAATAAAAAATGAAAAAACTCAGGAAGATGACGCAGCAGGAAGTAGACGAAATGTGCAAAAAACACGAAGCATGGCTGGAGAATTGAGGTGGAAAAAATGAAGTATGTTTTAAAACGACCGCTTTCAAAACATGAAAGCATGAAAATAATCGAAGCAAGCTACAGAATCGAAACGCCGATTGACGGCGCAGAGATACTGAAGCGCATCGAACAAGCAGGACGTACCTGCTATAAGTCGGAAGACCGCATCACGGCAGAATCGGCGGAGGCGTTTGTCCGGAAGCTGATTCTGCGAGGGCACGAATCCGTGCTTGAGCATGAAAGTGTTACCGTACGGTTTGTCTGCGACCGTGGCATATCGCATGAGATTGTACGCCACCGTATTGCAAGTTTTTCGCAGGAAAGCACCCGCTACTGCAACTACAGCAACGACAGGTTCGGAAGCGAACTAACCTTCATCAAGCCCTGCTTTTTGGAGGAGGGGACAGTAGCGTACAAGCAATGGATTCTGGCGGTGTCTTTTGCGGGGAAAGAGTATTTTGCCCTGCTTGATTGTGGTTGCACTCCGCAGGAAGCCCGCTCGGTGTTGCCTAACAGCCTTAAAACCGAAGTCGTGATGACAACAAACCTGCGAGAATGGCGGCACTTTTTGAAGCTACGGACGGCGAAAACGGCGCACCCGCAAATGCGGGAACTGACAGTGCCGTTGCTGTACGAACTGCAACGGCGGATACCGGTTGTTTTTGACGACATAAAGGAGGACAATATATGAAACTCGAAACGTTGAAAACGATTGAATCTGCACTCGTAGACGCAATCATGGCGGAAGAAGCAAAGGTAGAAGCGGCAAAAAAGAAACTTAAAAATGCACTCAAGGACGCACTGAATAAACGCAAAATTGTAAGGGGAGGGGAGATACCAACCCTCCATTACGATTTCGGGTTAGACCTTAGACGTACGCAAAACATCATAGATAAAACGTTTTCGCTGACCGGAAGAAACGACATTAAAACGGAGCGCGAACGCCTGTTTGAGCTGTTTAGCGAATGCGCCAACAAAGAAAACGCCGCCGACCGCCGCATTGTGGAGTTAGCGGAGGCGTTAAGGGAAATCAAGGAAATAAGTTGGAGGGAATAAACATGAATTTAGCTGCACTAATCACGATAAAGAGGCTGCTGGAAATGGCTCTCAAACAGGCGAAAGCGGAGCTTGAGCAGAGCAAAAGAAGGTATAGCACGTTGAAAAACTTGCGCAAAATGACGGAGGACGACGCAGCGAAAGCAGCAATTGACGCACAGGTGCGTGCCGAGGACGAACGCGCAGGTGAGCTGTGGCGGTGGAAGTTAGACTTGGAAAACGCATGTGAAGAGTTTACGGAGAAGGACTGGAGGTAAAAATAAACAGCCCCAAAATATATTTTCAAATTTCTCCAAAAACCTATTGCCAAATATTTGCTTAGGGTGTATAATAAGAACATCAAATAAGGGGAAAGGAAAATCCCGAACACCAAGGAGAAAAGACATGAAATATTATGTAACATTTAGCTGTGGACACGAAGGCGAAGTTAACCTTTATGGCAAGGCCGCAGAACGCGACCGCCGCATCGCATGGTATGAAGAAGAGGGGATTTGCCCCGACTGCTACCGCAAAATGAAAGAAGAAGAGCGGAGAAAGGCGGACGAGGAACTCGCAGAGTACGCAGATAAAATCGAGACCGAGTACAACCTGCCCGAACTCGAAGGAACGGAGAAGCAAGTCGCATGGGCAAGAAAGATTCGCGCAGGTGTTATCCGCGCCTGGGAAGCGGAACACAATACCTTTTACAGCGAGTTTATCACGATTTGGTGCGGCAAGGTCGAAGAAGAGTCCAACGCATATAGGTACAAGATTAAGCACGGCGCAACTCCCGAAGAGGCGAAATCCGCCGTGATGGAAGTATATGAAACCAAAGACATAATGAAAATGTACAGGCGTTGGTTCGAAACAACGTCAGCGGCATGGTTCATCGACAACCGCGATAGGCTGTGAGGTGCAACATGGCCGAGATGAGGACTATACGCAGACTCAGCTCAAAAATCGAGGCCGCTCTTGCGGGCGGTCTCGGATGGGAAAACGTCCCGGAAGAGCTGAAAGAAAAACAGCAGGAACTCGACCTCGCGATGACCAATGACAGCAAGTTGTTTTTTAGCATCGCGGACGCGATAGAACGAATGTCCACTTTTGAAATCACGTGGACAATTATTAGTGCTCCTGTTGGCGCGGTGGCTGCGTCTTTTGTGTATGCAGCGTTAAAGCTGCATCAGCAGCATATCTGGGACGATTTGGAGTTTCAAGCGTCGGATCTCTCCGCGGTTCCGGATGCCACATACAAAGATTGGGCGGAGCTGTTCGTGGACGAACTTTACGACCGAGGCTACACCGAAGCTTCGCATAAATTCGACCGTTGGAAGGAGGACCGTTAACCGTGATTGAGCTTAGACCTTATCAGCAGGAGTGCATTCGCAGTATTCCTGAGCGCGGCGCGTATCTTATTCAGCTCGCCACGGGATTGGGCAAAACAGTCATTTTCACGCAAATGCCGCGCCGGGGGCGGATGTTGATTATCTCGCATCGTGAAGAGCTTGTACGGCAACCGCTGAAATATTTTGACTGCAAAACCGGCGTCGAAATGGCGGGAGAACACGCTC